TCGAACGCGCCGGCCCGCAAATCTGCCTGGACCTCGCCGCCGACATGAAGCCGGTGCCGAAGAACGCCGGCAACGCGGTCAACTTCCGCCGCTGGGTGAACCCGGCCGTCAGCACCACGCCGGTCACCGAAGGCGTCACGCCGACCGCGCGCGCGCTGACCCACGCCGATTACAACACCACCCTCAACCGCTTCGCCGAGGTGTTCCAGGAGTCGCGCTACAACTATGACCTCGACGTGTGGGACAGCGTCAAGGGTGCGGCCGATGTGCTGGGCGACCTGATCGCGCGGACCCGCGAGCAGATCCGCTACAACGCGGTCAAGGCCGGTTCGAACGTGCTCTACAACTCGGCGTCGATCTCGGCGCGCGCCAACGTCAACGGCGCGATCTCGGTGGGCCGGCTGGACGTGGCGACCCGTTCGCTGGACGCGAACAAGGCCAGCCACTTCACGCAGATGGTGCGCGCCTCCACGGCGGTCAGCACGTCGGGTGTCCGCCCGGCCTACTTCGCCTTCGGCCATACCGACTTGCTGCCGGACCTCGAGCGTTTGTCCGGTTGGCAGTCCGTGACCGAGATGGCGGAAATCCCGGCCGGTGCGCGCAACCCGCAGCTGGTCGGTGTCCGCGGTTCGATTCTGTTCTTCCTGTCGCCGGAGCTGGCGCCGTTCGCCGATGCGGGCGCGGCCGTCGGCACGACTGGCATGAAGAGCACCACCGGCACCAACATCGACGTGTATCCGCTGATCATCTGCGGCCAGCACGCGGTGGGCTCGGTCGCCCTGCGCGGCTCCGGCCCGGCGGGTCGCGGCGCCACCAAGGTGTCCATCCTCGACCAGCCCGATAAGAGCGACCCGACCAACGAGCGCGTGTTCGTCAGCGCCGCGTGGTACGACGCCGCCCTGCGCCTGTCCGAGGAATGGATTCAGCGCATCGAAGTCGGCGTCACCGCCGACCCGGCCTGATAGGTCTCCAAACCGCTACGGCAACGTGGCACTTCCCGACCCCGCCGGGCAACTGGCGGGGTCTTTTCTTGCAACCCGAGGTAACGACTGTGATCAAATCCCGTGAGGAATTGCTGCTTGACTGGTCGCGCGCCAGTTTCCAAGACTGCGATCGCGAGCAACTCAAGCAAGCCGCCGAAATGCTGGGCGTGGAATACGCGCCTCAAACCAACAATGACACCCTGCGCAAGAAACTGCGCGAGGCCATCGGCACCGTCGATGGGCCGCTGCCGGAATCGGATGTCCGCGCGATCCGCGACGAGATGGTGCCCAAACCCAAACTGACGCTGGCCATGAGCCCGCCGAACCTGACGCCGTCCGGGCGATGGGGCGGCCGCTATCGCCGCGTCCGGCTGGTGAAAACCGACTTCTACAAGAAGTTCACCGCATTCCCGATCGGCTGGGAAGGCGTCACCCGCTACTTCCATTTCGATACCAAAATCGACATGGCGTGGCCGTACTACTGCGCGCTGCAGAACATGATCGAGACCACGATCTCGAAGGACCTGACGCCGGATGGCCGCAGCACCACCACCACGGTCAGCCAGGCGCCGGCGATTCCGTTCTCCGACCTCGGCGACGTTCCGGGCACCGAGAACCTGCCGACCTCGATGCTGGAATACGTCCAGTGGCTGGCGGCCTCCAACGGCAACTTCGCCGACACGCCGCGACGTGACCTGCTGCGGATCATGCGCTGGTTGCACGGCAACAGCGTGGCCGCGCGGCTCAAGGACGTGCTCGACGACGACATCCGCGACCAGATCCTCTCCTTCATCGGCGTGGATGCCTACGCGGACGCGGCCTGACCATGTCGACCTTCCTCGAACTCTGCCAGCGCGTGCATCGTTACGCGCGCATCGGCGAAGACGCGCCGGGCACCGCACCCGTGTCGGTGGCAGGGCAGGAAGGGGTGTTGGCTGAAATCGTCGGCTGGGTGCAGGACGCCGACGAAGACATCCAGCTCGATCAGGATACGTGGCGGTTCCGGGAAGCGCCCGGCGCCGTCGCGGTGCCGGCGGGACAGCGCGACGTGGATCTCGCCGCGCTGATCCTTGCCCAGGACTACGACGAGCTGCGCCCGTACACGGCGCAGGCCTGTGGGCGTTACATCAATCGGCTCGACGTCGGTGCGACGGTGCCGAGCAGCCGTATCTGGTTCGTGCCGTGGGAAGACTGGCGCGGCGGCCTGTATGACCGTGGCGATGTGACCGGTGCGCCGTGCTACTACACGGTCCAGCCGAACGGGCAATTGCGGTTGTATCCGACGCCGGCGACTCCGGTGACGCTGCAGTTCACCTATCAGCGCATGGTACAGCCGCTCGCCGCCGATGGTGACGTGTCAATCATCCCGGCGCGCCACCATGCGGTCATCGTGTGGCGGGCGCTCATGTACTACGCCGACACCCGCGACGGCACCAAGGAGCCGTACCAGAAATGGGAGCGCCGCCGGAAGCAGGCGATGCAGCGCCTGTATCGCGAAGAGCTGCCGGAGTTGAGTCTCTGATGGGAGTATTCCGGTTGCTCGCCGCCGCCTTCATCTTGTGGGCGATTCGCCGTGCCCGCCATTCGGTCCGCGTGGTGACGTTCGGCGGCGACCTGCTGTTTTTCCGGTATCAGTTTCTGTGGCCGGATGAATATCTGTGGGCGCGTTCGGACGGCACGCAAACCATGGTCGACGCGTTGCCATGGTGGCGACCGTTCAATGCCTTCGTGCATCGCTGGTGCCCGGCACCCGAGTTGCGCGAATCCATCCACGACCACCCGCGCTGGTCGATCACGATCTGCCTGCGCGGCCGAATCATCGAGCGCACGCCGTGGGGCGAGCGGCCGCTTAAGCCCGGGTCGATCGTTTTCCGGTCGCACAAGGCCATTCACAGCTTCGAAGTGCCGCGCGGCTATCAGGGCAAGACGTGGACGCTCTTCATTGTCGGCCGCCGCAAGCACCGGCAGAACACGTACGTCGTGACACCGCGAGGGGGCGCTTGAGTGGACACCTACGCGCTCAAGGGCGGTCTCGACCTCCGCACCGGCAAGGCCCAGGTCAATCCGGGCACGCTGCAAGACTGCCTCAACTATGAGGTCGCCGGCGTCGACGGCTACACCCGCATCGGCGGGATGGAGCGCTTCGACGGCCAGTTCCGGGTTGCCGATTTCCGCAGCGTCCGCTTGCGTGGCACGCTGACCGGCGCGATCCTGCCTGGCGACGTGCTGACGTTCAACGATGGCGAGGCGATCGTGACGCAGGTTGCGACCGGCGCCGTGGTGGTGCTGATGCACAGCCGCGAGGCATGGCCGGTTACCTGTCCGCTGGTCGCGACCAACACCACGCGTACGGGCAGTATCACGGTCACCGCGTGCGACCTGTTGCCGGCACCGCTCGGCAAGCAGGCGGACGTGAACGCCGCAGGCAAGGTGCTGGCCGATGCAGCGCGGCCACTGGTCGGCATCGTGCCGGGCAATCCCGACATGCCGGTCGCCGGCACCTTCTGGTTCAAGAACCGGTTGTACGCGATCCGCGATTATCCGCGGGTCTGGTTCGAATCGACGCAGCGGTTCCCGTTCCGCGTCGGTGACAAGGTGACGATGCCTGGCGGCGTCTTTACCGTGATCGCGATCCAGTACATCTCGGACGCGTATCTCGCCGGCACCATGACACTGTGGCCGCTGCGTGCGGATGGCACGCCGATGCGGGCGCTTCCGCAACCGGGCGACCAGCTCACGCACAACGCGTCGGGTGATGGCTTCGTGATGGGCGGCGCGGCGTTCGGCGAGATGCCGCTCGGCATCATCTCGGCATTGCCGATCAGCGACACCAGCGCCGAGGTGACCGCGACACAGGAAGCGGCGCAGCCGCTCGCCGATGAGCCGGTCATGCGCTCGGCGCGCACGATGGCGGGATTGTGGAAGGCGACCAGCTCCGGCTGGCAGTCGGTGGACCTGAAGCGCGAGGCGCAGTTCAACGCGGGCACTGCGGCCTTCGGCACCTTCATCACGAACAACCTCGGGCCCGGCGCGGCGCCGTTGACGTCGGGGGCGCAATTCTGCGGTGCGGCAACCTTCAACGGTACGGATTGCACGACCGCGGTCGATGCCGACGATGGCACCGAGGTCGCGCTGTCCGGTGGCGCCAGCGATGAACTGCGCGCCGTCACCTTCGACTTCTCGGCGATCCCGGACACCGCGACGGTGCTGGGCGTTGAAGTCCGCATCAAACGCCACGCGGACGCGGGCGCAAAGGCCAAGGACGCGATCGTCGAACTGGTGGGCCTCGATGGCACGTCCAGCAACAAGGCGCGCGCGATCGAATGGGACACCACCGCGACCGAAGTGGTCTATGGCGGCGCGACCGACACGTGGGGCAATGACAACCTGACGCCGGCGATCCTGAAGTCGGCCGCGTTCGGTGTGCGCCTCGTGACGCAGGCGGTCGATGCGACGCCCGCCGGCGGCATCGATGACATCAAGGTGACCGTGACCTACCGCCGCCGCGACGCCGCGGTGTATGGGTGGACCGGGTCGACCGACGTGCCGTTCAACCTGGTCGACGCGCAACTCATCTCCGGCGACTGGACTACCGGCGACGGCGCGGGCTGGCTCGTGGTCGACATCCCCGATGCGTCATGGGGCCCGACGATCGGCAACGGCATGCAACTGCGCACC